AATCTATCAAAAATATCTAAGTCTTTACTAAGATATAGATTATCAAAAAATAGACTAAGACCTTTATAGTCTTCATTTTCACAATACTTAATAATTGTTAAGTATTGCTTATTGTTTAGTTCTTGTAAACGTTTTTGCTTACCACTTGGTAGTTTTATTTCAACACTAAACAACTGCTTATCAACCGCTTTGCGATGTTCCATGATCTACTATTATATAATAAGAAAAAGCAAATGAAACTCTTTTGTTAGTCTACCGGTGTCGCTCTCGGTGTCCTGGAGAGATCAATGAGATCACGAATTTCGTAATAAGAAAAAGCAAATGAAACTGCTTTTGTTAGCTCACCAAAATCTAACTCCCCATAACTCATTTCACCGCCTTCAACAATAAATGGAACACAATCGTTAAATACGTATTGCTTTCTTGGTGTAAAGTCAACCTTCGGTCTCGAAATATCGTAAGATGAGAAAAACTTATCTTCGTAATATGCATCTGATTTAGAATACAACGTTAAAACAATATTACATTTAATGTCATCTTCACCATCTTCAATAAGACCTTTGTAGCTTGTAGCTACAACCCAAGGCTTTATAAAATAATCGAAAATATCTTTGTTTGTTTCTAAAAAGGTAATATCCAGCTTGTTTTCACCACCGTAGTTAGCTCGTCTATCAGCAAAATAACCAGCTACAAAACCACCTGATCTTTCTACAGCCTCAGTACCTATTTGCAATTGCTCATTAGGAAGTGCAACATTTTGAGCTAATAGATAGCCTAATCCTTGTCTATCATCAGTATAGTTATCGAATAGGTTAGGATCTATTATCCAGCTATTTGGCTGATACTCATCGACTACCTTTTTTACGTTGCCACCCACACTAGACATATCACCACCACCTCTAGGGAAGAAATCTACTGTCCAGAGAAACTTAAGAGGTAGATCTGCGACCCAGTTTTGATGTAATCTTAATCTAGACTGAGTAGTAAGTGGCACAGGAGTATTATCTTATTTTATTTTATTATAATAGTGGTACGCGACAGTAGCTGTTATCTTAGCAGTTTCACCTGTACCCTCAGCCATGTTGTAAGTAATATCTTCAATAGTACGTAAAGAAGCACCAACTAATTTATATTCTGCAATTGGTTCGAGATCCTTATCAAGTTGCGCTAATTGAATGAAGAAATCATCATCCGGTGTACCATATTCGCCAGTAGAATTAGTATCATCGAAGAGCGATCTTGAAGCAGCTTCAAAATAATTTCTTAACTCACTATTAGCATCTAGATAGAAAGTGAGCGCATAAGCATCTGATCCTGGGTAAGTTGCACCGCCAGGTACATTAATATTAAGACCCATAAAAGGTACAGGTATATTAGCAATAGCTCTTCCTGGTAAATTTGCTGTTCTTGCATATACAAGCTGATCTTCTGTAAGAGCCGGAACACCTTGCAACTGCATTTGCGTTACCCTGAAAAGGAAATCTCTGGAGAAATCTCTATCAGCTGCGGCTCTATAAAAATTTTGAATATTCTGTGAGACTGGCATAATAATATTTATGCAAACTAGTTTGTTTTATAACAAAAAAAGGGGGCCTAATTAATTAGACCCCCTCCTTATATTATTTGTTTCGAGTGCTTAATTACCCACCGATTAACTCTTCAAAGTTAGTATCTGTACGAGTTGCGTAGAAGTTGACTAATATAAATTCAGCCGTTCTAACTGGCTTCAGGTAAATGTCAACTACAAGTTCGTTTTGATCGATTACCTCAGGAGTATTATTTCTTTCATCACAAACGATTAAGAAGTCATACAATCCGTCGTCAGCTTTAACACGCTCAAAGAACGGGGTAAGTGTATTAACAACACGTGTTCTAGTAAACAATGTATTGTTCTCGAATAAGAAGAATTCCATTGTCTTCTTAGTAATCTTCTCTAGATATAAGAACGTTCTACGAACATTAATTCTATCAAACGCGCTTGGCTTTTTAAGCAACGTCTTTTGACCGAAGAAAACGTTTCCTCTATCTTGGAACGTTGCAATTGGGTTAAGATTAGCTGTGTAGAGATCATCACGTTGTCTCTGATTAGGAGACAGAGCAATGTCAGCTGCATCAGTAATTATACCTCTGTTAAATCCAGCAGGTGCTCCCCATGGACCAACAGCAGCATCTGTTGATGCCATCTTAGCTGCACCATAACCTGAAGAAGGAACATACACATATAATCCTGAGTAGTTATCGTAGACTTGCATCCAGTTAGCGAACACTGTTGCATAAGAAGTATTTGCTAACTCAAACTGATGTCTTAATGCCCAGTAAATATCTGTATAGAAGTTTTTATTCTTATCTTGTTGAATTTTATTATTCTTACCATTTACAAGGATTTGACGAAGTGGGTCAGCTACAAATAGAACATCACCTCTACCACCATCTTTGATCGGTCCGCAGAATGTTGCAAACTTATTAAAGATAGTTGTATAATTAGTTCTGGCATCCTCCCCTTTAGCTGTTTCACTTAAATCATTTGATGTTCTTAGATCCTCAATAGCGTCTGTTGTTTTAGTATCATCGAAACCATCAGCAGTGAGGCTTGCAGTTTGCATGTACGTGTTAATTGTACCTAGACCAGCTTCGCAGATAATATCAATATTAAACTTCTCCGCGTTTCTTATTCTTGTTAAGGCTCTTTCAAGCTTAGCAGGAATACTACCAATCTCTTTAGCATTAAGCTTTGTTTCACCATAACTACCTAACGGGAACAGTGAATCAGCAAATTTAATTTCTTCTACAATACTGTTAAATTTAGCTGATGATATACCAGCTTTTGCGCTTAGCGCTGCATTATTAGCTAGGTTAGATGAGAGCGACTGAGAAGCGATTCGAATTCTCTTAAGAGGATTACCATCTACATCAAGTTTTATACCATCAGTCTGATCAGAAAGATATGGGTTAACAATAATATCAATGTTTCGCGAATCATTTTCTGTATTCTCAAGGAAGAAGTTAACAGGAGCGCCTCCGTTTTCTGAATTTATTTGCCTGTAATAGCCTATTGAACCGTTATAACCTTCTTCTAGAAGGTAATCAAGTCTATTAGCATCTTTAGAGAAAACAGATTGCTTAAGCTTGAAGACACCAACATTAAGTGTATCGTTAAATTCATCTGTACTAATATCATAACCAGTAATCTTATCCTCCATCACCTGTGAGACGGATCCAGCAGCAGGATTATCACCGAACTCAGGTGTAGCAGTAAGAGCAAACTCAAACCTACCTTGCGGTACTGTTGTAAAAGCAGTTAACCCTGCTGTACCAGCAGATTGTGTTACTGTTTGAACCGACTGTATAGCATCAAAAGCGCTAGCAGGGTTAATGTTTGTGTTATCTGCAAGACCAACATAATAACCATTGAAGGTACCGTCAATTACTGTTTGTCCTTTATTAACAACAAGAACTGCAGCACTGGAAAGAGCTTCTAGACTACTCCATGTATTAGCTGGACCAGCGGTCGATGACCAGCCATTTGTAAATAGCTCACCATTTTTAAGCTTCAAGTAGTCTTCTTGATCCATTTCGAACTGTTTTGGTTTACCTAACAACCAAGTACCGGATAATGACATATTACCAGTAAATTCATTATTACTTACACCAGATGTTGGATAAGCAAGAACACTTATTTTAGATCCAAATCCTTGTCCACTATCTGAACCATAGGGTAATCTGTTTACTAAAACTGAGCTTGTTGAGTTTAGAGCTGCCTTTACAGAATGATAGAAGTATCGTTCAGCAGGGGTTCTTGGGCCGCCATAAATTTGCTCGAAATCAGTAATGTTACTAATACCAACTACTTCATCAGTTGGACCATTATTTGCAAAACCAGCAAGATATGTTGTTGTGCCTTGTGAGACCGTTCTGAGGGATAAATCACTTTCACGTATTTCAACTCCGGGAGATTGTATTGTCCGTCTAGCCATAAAATTATTTATGGTTTTTAAGCAATATATTTCACTAAATCACCAATTTAGTATGTAGTTATTTACGCGAAAATAAGTTACAAGAATACATACGTGATTACGTTAGTAATTTTGTATGTAGTTGGGAGAACGCAAAAGTCATAGAAGATACAATTTCTGATGACTCTCTATAATTGTAACTTATCTCACCTAAGGATACTGGAAAGGCTTTTGTATAGGTAAATTCAACCCGCTTATTTTCATACTCGTCTAAACCATACAATGTCATATCTGTTTGATAATTGAAGAAATCTTGATCAGTTATTTGATCTGCATCAAATGTACCAGTAAAGTCATCATGCATTAAATCAAGCCATTTATATATTACCCAGTAGTTATTAAATTCATTATCTATTGTAAAATTAACCGTTACTGGTGGGTAAGGTTGTCTAGCATGTGATGATTGATATAAGTTACTACCACCATAAGGTATTTGAATTGTAGGTACAATAATTTCTGGAACTACAGCTCCATATACAGAAAACTGAAAAGCGTCCTCCGATACATTATAAGAGGATCTCGTACTCTTTTTCTCTATCTTTCTAAGTGCGGGTGGAAGAGAGAAAACAAGTACAAACTTATCTACCCGGCTTTTGTTTAGGATAGATTGTCTGTTAGTGTTATCAGCCATAATCTTATTTATTCAAGAGGCGTATATCCAAACATCGTTAGTTCATCCATATCTGCATCCATTTGACTATCCTCCATACCAAATACAACAGGTGGTAACGCTTTATTATTATGTCCCACTACTTCATTATCATAATAGATAGATGTTGGCTTTTCAAAATATTCAATACCAAAATCCATAGGCTCGATAAGTAATGGCTTACCTGCATCATCAAACTGCGTAATTTCAAAGAATCTCTCAGTGAGATCTTTTTCAAGCATGAATAGAGCATAAAGCAAAGACATAACCCGGTCATCATGCTTTCCGCCTTGAGCTTTCCATGTACCGTTAGGATATCTTACAAAACTTTTAAGCTCTCTCAAAGTAAGTTCGTCTTGTATAGTAACAGATTGCGCTTCATTTATAAAGTATCTCATGTTGAGAACACCTTTATATTTTGTATTAGTATGTGCAATCATACCCTTCATTATATTACGTCTATGTGCTCTTTCATTACCGTAAGATACAATTTTTTCATATCCAAGATCATTAGAGAGTCTATCTACCACCTGAGCACCGCAGTTATTTCTTTCAATTAAAGCTAACGGTGAGCCCCAGTTTTTTAGAATATCGTGTAACTTATTAGTAAACTCTAAAGGCGGTATTTTATTATTATGATATGTGGCAACTTGCACGATATCACGTAAGTCTGTTATATCTAAGATTTGTATAACGCTAGCATCTACACCTACACCTTCAGAAGTATCAACACCCGCAACATATAATCTATCTGGATTTGGTTCTTCCCAAATCTTATAATTACCTTCTTCGAGTTCAATTTTTGGATCACAGACCTTCGTCATTAACTTTTCGTATAGTTCTTCATTAATTGACGAATCACCTGTAGATACGAACTCACAGCAAAACTCTTGTTGCCAAGCATCAGCTGATCCTATTGCCTGTCTTGTTTGAGCAGCCCATACTTCATCCCTACCTGGTACCTCGTTCCACATAATTTTATCATGCGCCCAGCCATTACTTTCTTCTTCTGCGCCTTTATATAACCTGAAGAATAAGTTTTCTGTACCGTTAGCTGTAGAACATATAAACACTTTCGATTTTTTAGATGAAGAAATAATAGGAAAGACTGATTTCCAGAACTCATCTACAAGGTGAGGTTCAATAAAGGCACACTCATCAATAATAAGACAGTTTACAGATTGTCCACGAGCTGCAGTACCGGTTGTAGTAGTAATACCTATACGACTACCATTTTCCAACGTCATAGATGTTTTAGCATATTCTTTTACAGGTGGCTTGAGCCAGTTAGGTAGTTCTTCGTATGCCATTCTAACACGTTGAAAGATTTCAATAGCTGTAGCTTCTTTGTTAGCTACGAGAAGTATTCTTTGATCATTATTAAAGCATGCCTGCCATAAAATGTAGATTGTCATAAGTGTCGACTTACCAATCTGTCGTGATGCTAGCAGAATAAAAAATCGATTATCACGCATTTTACGTAGTGAACGTTTTTGAGCTGGATATAGAGAGATAGTTTCTTTACCTCTATCTAGATTAATAATATGGAAGAAGTTTTCCGCGAAATAGAGTATATTTTGATTAGCCTTTTTAAGGGCTTTAACCTGCTCTGTCGTATATTCACCTTTCCAGTTTACATTAGGGAGATTTTTATTTCCCAAATAATACATATTATCTTGCCGAGACATTGAAAATATTTATGCAAGGACATAAATAAATATATGTCTAAAAGAGATTTAGGTAAACTGAGTAATGTCTATGGAGATATGTTAAATGGCTTGAAGAAAGATCTTATCAAAGAAGGTAAGGTAGGTCCTGGTAAAGTTGGTGAAGCAGATCTTAAAGATGGAGGCCCAACAGAAGAAGGTGGATTTCAAGAAGCTGAGGTAGATATTGAAAAAGCCGGTGATGAAGAAAATGCTTATAATATAAAAGGCCTTTCTTATGGTAATGGTAATAATCCAGGTAATACTGAAGGACCTGAACCAACAGAAAATGGCGCTGTAACAGGTGTTGTTGGTAAGCAGAAAAAGAAAAAAAATGCTGAAGAAGAGGATGAAGAGGAAGAAAGTTCCACAGAAGTAGAGAAAATTGCACAAGAGAGCCTAAATAATTTTATGAAGCGTAAATCAGTCTTTGATAATCTCTACAATAAGGTCATGGTTAATGAAACCTATGAAGGTAATGAAATGGAAGAAACCGATCTCGATGCTCTTGGTCTAGACGATGCTACACCAGATGAAGAGCTTGATGAAGGCGGTGATGAAGGTGAAGTAACCATCTCACTTTCGAAAGATCTAGCACAGCAATTACACGATGTTCTTATGAGCGTTCTTACTGATGAAGATCCTGATGAAGATCTTGGAATGGAAGATGCAGAAATGTGTGATGAGGAGGACGAAGAAGGTACTCCTACTGCTATGAACACTCATTACGATGACGGTAAGCACAACAAAGTTGGTACTGTTAAGCCTGCAGCTAAAAAAGCTAATGCATCTGTATCAGGTAAAGTTGATCCAGGTTCAGCAATGAATACTAAGTATGATGACGGTAAGCACAACAAAGTTGGTGATCTTAAAGCTGGTCAAGGTGCTTTTGAATAAAATAACGCTTAAATAAATAAAAAATAATTAAGCTCGCTGGTGACAGCGGGCTTTTTTATTAAATAAAGATATGGTTACCTTCAAAGAATACTATCAAGGTGATAAGTATATGTCTGCTATACAAAGAACAGGTAAGAGTTTGTATGGCGGTGTAGATCGTAAACATCAAAATAATGTTAGAAGAGAATACAAACATAAATGCCCACATGTATCTAACTTATTAAATGGAGCCGCACATCAAATTAAACTAACAGAGCAACCGCTACTACAAACTCTCGGTATATACGGTGTAGATTATGCATCTGGTAAAACCAAAAACTTAGGCAACTCTGGTGTTTCAGTTCAAATGTTTGAAGATGAGGAAGGCAACCGTTGTGGTATTCTAAAAAAATAATAATATGTCATGCAATCAAAATAGAGCTAACTGTACACCGGAAGAGGTATTCGCTGCAATATCTATTCCCAGCTGCGGTAAGTTTGTAAATGGTGATAATTTACAGGCTGAGCAAATTGTTTTTGATCAATCGTATAAAGATCTAATTAATAACTTCGGTGTTGCTGTTGATTATTATATCAACCCTTTTAATTTATCAGCTGCTGATTTATTGTATGGTGAAGAGCCAACAAAAGTATTTCAAGGACCGTTATCATCCATGCAGATGTATGTTGAGCTCAATAATGAAGCTATAGCTTTAAGTAAGTTTGGCTTTGATGCAGCAGATGATTTTACCGGTTATATACATATAGAATCTTTCACAACAGCTGCTTCTGCGTTTTTTGATTATAGCTCAGTAGGTCAATCCATTGAACCTAAATCAGGTGATATTATCGTGATACCAGACTTAGCGTGTGACAGACCAAACGACCGTGGATTAAGAGCATATGAGATTACCGAACGTATGGAACAAGATGTTGGTAATGGTCTTAATCCGCTCCTCGGTCATTATGTTTATAGATTGAAAGCGAAGAGATATGAATATTCCTTCGAGCCTGGCGCGCCAGTTGAACCGGTTAATGATCAAGTATTTGAGAATTCCTTCTCTGGAGTACTTTCAACTGGAATTCCGGGTGATAGTGTATCGGGTAATAAATTCTATGATAGTGATATAAATGTAGAATCGAGAGATAACGTATTCGATATGGATACGAACGATACAGATATCTACGGTTCTTATTACTAAAAAACCTCATGAGTTAACTCATGAGGTTCTATTAGAATACACCACTTATTTTTTATTCCTCTTCAGGCTCTTCTTCAGGTTCAGGTGGTGCAACGTAAGTAATGCTACCATCTTCATTAGCTACAAATACTGTAGGATCAGCCGCGGTTAATCCATCGGTTTGACCAAGAGAATCGAGCGCGTTGTAGAGAGTATTGTAAACGGTAATTGCTTCAACTGCCTGTGTACTAAGAACATCAAGAATTGCTTGTTCTTCGCCTTCAGTAGTAACAAGTGAATAAGCATTTTTTGCTTGCGATCGCAAAAAGCTAATTGTTTGCTCGTTGATCTTTTCAATTCGAGCCGCGATTTGAGTTGATTGAGGTATTAGTGTCATGATTTTATTTATGTTAATTATTAAATTTTATGTGCGATCATATACGCGCCTTTAAGAACTCGCGTCCAATTTGCACTAGATGTTGCTTGCGCCCATTGCGGTGCAAAAGTTCCAGCAGTTCCTGCTGTGTCAATTGTGCCTTTAATTCTTACTTGGGCTTCACCAGCGGTATTGCCAAATGCAACATCCCTTGTTGTAGCGGCTGTAAATCTCCTGCCGATATACCGCCAATTTGCACCTGCCGCAACATCATAGTGTGCTTCAATTGTTGCCCCACTTGGAACAGAAACACCAAAGGAAATTCCTTGTGACGTTGTAACCGTTGTCCAATACGGGAGGATGATTTCAAAAACATAAAGTGAATTTGCTTCAAGCGTTAATGCAAGCTCACTGTCATCTGCTATGGTTTCATCACTTGTTTTAGTTTCATTTGCAGTTTTATATGATCTAAGGGTTAAACCATACCGCGTATCACCAAGGCTTCGAGTCATTAACGAATTATCTGTGCTTGCAGCTTGACTTGTGGCTTCAGCTTGACCACCTATATTTACCCCACCGCTAAATGTAAAATCACCGCTACTTTCCGAACCCCATTGGCTACCACCGCCTCCATCATAAAAGGTAGAACAAGCAAGATATCCAGTTACAGTTGCATTATTGGCTACCGATAGATCGTATGTATATACATAACCACCAACATTGATATCACCAAAGGGAACATCAAGCG